CCCAACTTCACTCTACCCTGAATTGGTTAAAAAACAGTCCGGTGGCTCTGGCCCTGTTTATCTTGCTTCTTTGTTGGTTCAGCTTGCGACTAGAAACGAAAAAATTGATAAAAACGAAGAAGAAGAATCAATTGCAGTAGCTCACAATGTAAGCGGCGTTACACTATCAGCAATGACAGTGAAAAATCGTTTTGCACCACCGTTTTTAAAAGCTGAATTGTATAACAACTTCCGTACTGGATTGAGTCGTTATGCAGGCTTAAAAGACATGGCTGTAGCATTTGGTGTTATTCAACAGACGGGTTCAACCTTTCAGTTTAACGGAGAGAAAATCGGTTATGCTAAAACTTGGGAGAATGATACTAAGTTTTGGGATGAAAAAGTAATTCCAAAGTTAGAAGAAACTCTCAAAGAAAAGGTTCGCTATGGAGGAGCATTAGATGCTCCTACAATTGATGAGCCTAAAATAGAAGAAACTACAGAATAATTAAAAAAAGCTAAGGGAAACCTTAGCTTTTTTAATGAAATAGGTTATAATAACTACGTGAAGAGTAAACTACCAGTCAATACAGATTTTTTTGAGAACGTCATTGCATACAATGCTCTTACTAACTCTTATTACACTTCTTTAATATTTGATCATTTGTTACCAGAGAACTTTAAATCTCCTGGTAATAAACTTGTTATTAATATTATTAAAGACTTTTACTCTAAACGTAAATGTTTACCTACAGTTACAGAAATCAGAACATATATTCCTAAAGAGGAAGATGTTAAGCTTTTTAAAGATACCTTATTAAGTTACAAACAATTTGATAATAAAGGTAATATTGAAGAGTTAATTAATAATACAGAAGTTTACTTCAAAGAAAAAGCTGTACATAATGCTATATTAAAGATAGTAGAAGATGTAACTAACGATAAATCTGATTACGGTAAATTTTTACAAGTTTTTGAAAAAGCTTGTAATATATCGCTTGTTAGTGATGTAGGTTTAGACTTTTACGGTCAGTATCAAAAGATTATTGATGAGTTAGGTGCACCTAATGAAACCATACCAATAGGCTGGGATTTTATTGATAATAAAATCGGTGGTGGTTTAGCTAAACGTGGTAGAGCATTGTATTTGTTCTTAGGACCAACTAATGTAGGTAAGTCTATATTTTTAGGTAATATTGCAGCTAATATGGCTGCTAGAGGTCTTACCACTGTTCTTATTTCTCTTGAAATGCCTGAAATGATGTATGCAAAGAGAATTAGTAGTCATTTATCTAAAATTCCAATTGGGGAAATACAACAACAAATTAAACCGTTAGAGAATTTCTTTATGAGTGTTACAGATACTCATAAACAGAAACTACTTATTAAAGAATTCCCACCAAAGAGTATTACAATCGGTGGCATTAAATCTTACCTTGAATCTTTAGTTAAAAAAGGTATTAAACCGGATATTCTTGTAATAGATTACCTTGGTTTAATTAAAGCTAGTAGCGGTGATAACTCTTATGAACAGGGTAAGAACACAGCAGAAGAACTAAGAGCACTGTCTTATTTCTTTAATGTGCCTATAGTTAGTGCAATTCAAACAAACCGTGATGGTATGGAAAAGCCTGGGTTAGAAAACGTATCCGAATCTCTAGGTGTTGCATTTACTGCTGATGTTGTTTGGTCTATTCATCAAGAACAAGGCGATCAAGATCTCGGACTTATTCGTTTGGGATGTATTAAGAACCGTGTTGGACCTAAACACACACCAGAAACAATGAGAATTGACTATAGCACTTTATCTTTAAAGGTAGAAAAAGAATACAGTAAAGATGCCAATAACAATTCAAATGAAGATGAAATGATGAATTTAGAAAGAAAGCTGGAAAATATTACTAAGATAGTTAAATAACCATTGTGAATCCCAACAACATATATGTTTTTACAGATATTGACCTAGACGGTGCAACTAGTCTGTTAATATTGCATTGGGCATTAAAGTCAAAGCTAGGAGACATTAAATTTAAAGCCTGCACTGTTAGTACTTTTAGAAAAGAGTTCTTAAAGTGGCTAGAAGATGATAATTTTGACAATTATGATAATGTTTTGTTTCTAGACTTAGATACAAGTAGTTGTGTTGACTTAATTGATAACAAAAAAGCTATTATTATTGATCATCACCTCACACATGTAAACAATAAGCATAATTATAAAAACGCTACCGTAGATGTAGTAGAGACGTCTTCTTGCGCCAAGAAAATATATATTCACTTTAAATCGCTACTTAAAGATTCTTTAACACCTGCACAAAAGTACCTTATTGCTCTTGCTGATGATTATGATAGCTATCAGTTTAAATTAAAAGAATCTTACGACATTAACTGTTTGTTTATTAACACTCAACGCACTTTAGATATGACTAGAGTGCATAAGTTTATAGAACGCTTTTATAACGGGTTTGATAGTTTTAACACGTTTGAAGTTAATATTATTAAAGATCACATTACAGGTAGAGATAACACCATTAAGAATTTAGAAGTGTACTCAGGTAATGTTAACATTAGTAAGCAACCTATTTATATTGTAGGTACTACTGGCAATAAGTATGTTAATGATGTGTGCGATTATCTTCTCAAGAAATTCCCTGCAGATATTGTATTTTTTGTTAATGCTTCTAGTTCTCACGTCTCTTTCAGAAAAAAGAAAGAATGTACTGTTGATTTGTCTAAACTTGCTAACAAACTATGTGACGGTGGTGGTCATGAATATGCAGCCGGTGGTAAGATTACCGAAGGCTTTATGGAATTCGTTAAACAATTAACCCCTATTCAACAATAATGTCTGGTGTAATTGGAGCATTAGAAAGCGCAGTACTTGAAACCCCAATGGGGGCTTTAATTGAAGAGGAAATAGAAAACGAAATTCTTAAATTTTGTTCGTTTTGCTCAATTATACACAATAAAAAACTTAATAGCGTTGCAGTATTTAGTTTAATCATTAAAAACAAAATATACAAGAAAGTTTTTATGCGCATGGTACAAATTGATAATGAGAAGGAAGCAATATTGCTATTTTTAAAGCATAATTCTAACCTTTGTCGTAGCAAAGTTGTACGAGAGGTACTACAATCGTAGGGAATGAACATACCCGAAGTTTACAATACGTTTCTTGGAGTCTCTAGAGGCTCTAGAAACAAACCTTGGAAACCACGTAAAGACTTTGAAGGCTTTGAAAAAACACCAGACGGCATCTTATGTGCACGTTTAGTATTGTTTTTTAAAAAGTTTCCGCAAATAGACCCTAAAGAGTTTTTTAAAGCTCCGTATGTTATATATAAAGACGAGGATTTATTTCCTCTTAATTTTTATACCACTCAAAAAGCAATAGCTGTTTGGAGTATAATGCAAAAGCAAAAGCTAGAAGAATCGCCTGATACTGAAGGGCAAATAGAGGATATCAAAAAATCCTTAAAGTACCTAGCTGTTACGTGTTATAATGAAAAGATTACTTTAAATCAGTATGCTAGTTCCAAAAAGGGCTATACGTTTAGACCATTTGTGGATTATGCAGACAAATTAATTAATATATACGTGTTAATTAAGTTGCCTTTTTTCGAAAATAACTTAAACTCACTTAACCTTCAAGATAAAGAACTATACTTAAAAGATGTAGCTTTTAACATTTCAAAATATAAAATGCGAATAGTTACTTCTACTAGAGCAAAGAACTTAATTGATGAAGGTCTCAAACTACTAACTAATAAAATTAATATTGATTAACTTATATACTATAATAAAATAAAATTATGAAACCTACATTCAATCCTAATATGTTCGAAAGCATTAAAAATGCTTTAGAAAGCGCTAAAACAAAAAATGCAGATAGCAACTTTAGAAATATTATTTCAATTGCTAAGCCAGGTAATTACCTAGTTCGTTTATTACCTAACACTAGCAACCCTGCAGAGACCTTTTTACATTATTTTCATCATGGCTGGAACAGTGAGCGGGATGGTAAGTATGTAAGCATTACATCACCAAGTACTTGGCATGAACGCTGCCTAATCAGTGAAGCTTATTTTAAGATCTTAAGAGATGGCACAAAAGAAAATCAAGAAAAAGCTAAAGCTTGTCTTCGTCGTAAAGAAAACTGGTATGTAAACGTTTATGTTATTCAAGATCCTAATGAACCAAAGAATAACGGTACTGTAAAGATTCTTCGCTATGGTAAGCAGTTAAACGAAATTATTAATTCAGCTATTAGTGGAGACGATTCGCAAGAATTCGGTGAAAAGATTTTTAAGTTAGATGAAACTGGTTGCACGTTCCGTATTAAAGCAGAACAAGTAACTGATAAGCCAGGTGCACCTAAATATCCAAAATATACTGCTTCTAAGTTCCTTTCTCCAGGACCTATTGAAGGTTTTGATGAAAGTAAGATTCCTGAAATTTATAATAGTACATATGATCTGAATACATTGGTTGAACATAAAACACCTGATGAAATTCAAGAATTCCTTAATATTCACTTTTATAATAACGAATTCAATACGTCTTCATCTACCCCTACAGAAGTAAATGATGTAGATGATGATGTACCATATGAAGCACCTAAGATTGCTGTTAAAGCAGCTGTTAAACCAGTACAAACTGCTAAACCAGCTCACGTAGCAGTTGAAGATACTGAGAACGATGATAAGGTAAAGGCAATACTAGAAGGTTTAGATAACCTCTAAGCTAAATGACTGAAGAACAACGCAGACAACAAATTATGCAAGCTCGCCAGCAGGCCATGAACCGGCCTGCTGCGCCTGCTATGTCAGATGCAGATGCTGAAAGAATAGCCGGTAATACTCAAGGCTTGACTAAAGAGCAAATGATTGCTATTGCTATGCTTGGCAAGATGGTATCTAATGATATAGGCGGTATTAAAAAGAACGCTGTTGGGGATAGCCTTAAAGTAACGGATGTGGATATGTCTAAAGTTATGCCTTCAAATGTTATGAGAGCAGCTGGTATGCAGATACCACCACAAGCACCACAGCAAAGACCGCCTCAACAACCTGTTTATCAGCAACCTGCACCTCAACAAGTAGAGCATAATAATTTTCAGTTTGTTGCACCGCCCGTGCAGCAGGAACAAGCAATTGTTCAACCATATTCTGATCCTAACCAATTAGAGTTTGATTTAAACAAAAAAGTTCAATACGAAGATATCATGAATGCTATTGATAATCTTCAATCTTCAGTTAAAATGTTAAACGATAAAGTTAACACCCTAATCGAATCTAATAATAAAAAAAAACCGAAGATAGCAAATGGAACTCAAACTGGTTAAAAAAGATTTTGCGGACAACTTCTTAAATGTTGTAAGTAAAACCGTTGATGTCGCATCTATTAAAGTTACTAAAGATGGTTTATACACTATATGTAATAAACCTGACACCAGTATCATATTACTTGGTAAGTATAATTATGTAACGGGGATAGATAATGAACAATCCCTTAACATAGGGGATATTAAAAAACTCTTACGTGTTATTGAGTGTATAGAAGAAGATGATATTACTTTTACTATAAATAGTAATCATCTTTTATATAAGTCTAATACTACTCAATTTAAGTATCATTTCTTAGATGATACAGCTGTACCTAAAGTAGCATTAAAAAAGGAGAAAATAGAAGCATTAGAGCTAGATACGTTTTTTGATATTAACTACAGAAAACTACAAGAAATCCTTAAAGCTAGTGCTTTTGCTACGACTACTAATAAAATTTATCTTTACGGTCAACCTGACGGAGTGTACTGTGAATTAGGTGATAAAGAAACAGACAATACAGATAGTATATCTCTTAAAGTAGTAGATAAAGTAGAAGGTCAACCTTTATCTCAAGTAATACCGTTTAATCTAGATATTTTTAGAGTGTTGTCTGGTGTTAAGTTTGAAAACGCAAGAGTAGGTATAAATCTTAAACTCAAGGTCATGTCTTTTTACGTTAAAACTACACCAGAAACAGAGTTTAAGTTTATTATATCGGGGTTAGTAAAATAATGGCTAACAAGATAACAACACAAAGCTATTTCATAAAAAGACTTAAAGATTCTGGTTACGTGGTCTATAAGATCTTTGATGCATATAGTGAAGCGGATCCACGTAGCTGGACAGTAATGATTGACCCAGGCAATGCATCTGTATTTTGTACTTGTTATGTTAATCACAAAGAATTATTTGATGAAACCTTTTTTGAATTTTATGACGGAGGACAATATATTCCTGAACGTTTTAAGTTGAAAACCGACTCAATTGAGGTTATAATAAGCTATTTAGTAAAATATGGAATCAACAACAAATCAGAGTTATACCACGGGCGAACAGTTTAAGTCCGTAAAATCTTTTAATATGTCAAACGAAGTAAAACACCCAACACTTCCTACAGCTAATAGTAGTATGATTACTACAGAAGAAGATAGGAAAGCTATTATTGATAAAGCAGCAGAAGCGTATTCATCATTTCTAGATGCTCTACGTATTGATTGGCGTAATGACGTCAATAGTGCTGATACGCCTCGTCGTGTAGCTAAAGCATATGTATGTGACCTTATTAAA